CGCTACAAACCACAAACGCACAAACATTAAGTAATAATTGGTGGAATAGTACTGCGCCAACATCTTCGGTTTTTACTATTGGCTCCACTTGGTACGGAACAACCAACGCAGTAGCCTACTGCTTCGCGCCCGTGGCCTCTTATTCTTCTTTTGGGAGTTATGTGGGCAATGGTTCTACGGACGGGCCATTTGTGTACACGGGCATGAGGCCGAGATTTATTATGATTAAATCATCAAGCAATAGCGCAACAGATTGGTACATTTGGGATGCAGTAAGAAATACATTTAATGTGGCTGGAGATACACTAAGACCAAACTTATCAAACGCAGAAACAACTGGAAACAATATAGATATTCTTTCTAATGGATTTAAATTGCGTGAGGTGTCTGCGTCTTACAACCAAAGCAGTTACACCTACATCTACGCCGCATTTGCCGAAAATCCTTTTAAGTACTCCCTCGCACGATAGGAGCAATTATGTTTTTACTAAACGGTAACCCAATCAACATAGACGCAGAGCAGACGATTAACTCTGTACGCTATCCCAATCTGCGTAGTCCATCCCTGCGTGAGCAACTCGGTGTAATAGAGGTGGCAGACCCAGAGCAATACGACCAGAGATTCTACTGGGGCGTAGGTAATCCTAAGCAACTAGAGGATGTAACCGTGTCACCAGAGGATGCAACAGAACCTATTATTGCAAAGGGACTGAAGAGCCAATGGATTGCTCAGGTTAAAGACACAGCAGGCAAACTGCTATCTGCTACTGACTGGATGATTATTCGTAAGATAGAGCGTAGTGTAGAACTACCTACAAACATCCAAGCATTTAGAACTGCTGTGCTTGCTGAAGTAAATAGGTTAGAGGTTGCTATTGCTGGCTGTGCAGATGTAGAAGCATTGATTGCTGTGGTTGCAACTCAACAGTGGCCTACAAATGAATGAAGTATCCAATTGTCAATAGAGACTATTACATCATTTACTTAGAGTTTTCTTTTGATATGTATTGGCTACACACCGATGTGTTTAAGTGGTCTAAAGAAATAAAAGAAGAATACATTAAAGATTTAAATACATTGCAATCATTACTAGATTCACCGTTGTATGGAATGGTTGATAATGATAAGTTAGGTAAGTTTGGAAAGACAATTGGTTTTACATATCTACAGGACTTGACAGGAAATGATGGCAATACATACCAGATTTATAAAAGGAGTTTATAATGGGTAAGCTAATTGGCAGCATCTTAGAACCCTTTACTGGAGCTAGGGCTACACAGAGGGCCGCTGAACAGGCTGCTCAACAGCAACAGCAAGCAGCACTAACATCTGCCAACGTAGCTGCCTTTAGGCCAGTAGGCATCACCAGTAGATTTGGTACTTCTCAGTTTGGATACCAAGATATTGGTGGCGTACCTCGCCTGTCATCTGCGTCCTATACTCCATCAGAAGATATTGCTGCAATCAGAGATGCGCTACTTGGACAAGCAGGCACAGTAGGCTTAGCTCAGGCACTTGGTGCTGGTCCTACGGCTGCAAGGTTATTCAGTCTTGGAGAAGGCTATCTATCTGATACACCAGAGCAAGCAAGACAGAGATACTTTTCTGAGCAACAGGCATTGTTAGCACAACCAAGACAAGCAGAAGAGCAACGACTAGCTGCTTCTGTGTTTGGCCGTGGTCGTGCTGGTCTTAATGTTGGTATGACTGGTCAGCCTGAACTAGCTGCGTTAGCTCAAGCTCGAAGACAACAAGACTTAGCACTTGCCGCACAGGCAGAGCAAGCAGCACAACAGAGACTAGCATTTGGTACAGATGTACTAGGCACTGGTCTTGGACTACAGACACAAGCTCTGGCTCCTTTGTCTTCACTGCTTGGTACTGCTATGACTGTCGAAGAGATTGGGCAGCAACCTTATCAACTTGGCTTACAAGCTGGTGGTCTAGCTCAAAGCGGCGCACAAGCTGGCGCTAGCTTACTTGGTGCTGGTTTATCGCAGGCCGCACAGACTCGCTTCCAAGGCGTACAAGCTGGTAACGCTGCTAATGCAAACTTTTTAGCAGGATTGATGGGCGCTGGTTCTAATATCTACGGCATGAATCAAATGGCTGATGCATATAGATCCAGAGGCGGTGGAGGATTTCCTCCGTTTGGAATGGGGCCTTTTGGTTAATCCATATAATTATAGAAATTTTATTTAGCTATAGTATAAAGTTTAGGAGAAACAAATGGGACGTTCAGTATCTACATTAGAAAATATGGTTGGATTTGACCCATATGCCTATGCACTGCGCAGGCAACAGTTATTTAATGCTCCTGTTGCACAGGCTCAAAATCCATATGAACGAATGGGTGCAGCGTTAGGTAATATTGTAGGCGGTTCTATATTTGGATTAGAAGACCAAAATCTTAAACGAGCAGCAGACATTAATCGTATTTACTCGGATGTCATGGCAGGTACTGATCCTACTCAACCTGATTTTGCTGACCGTCTTGGTATTTTAACAAGGCAGCTTTCAAATGCTGGTTATGGAGATGCTGCTATGTACGCTTCAAATCAAGCTCGTGCTATTAAAAAAGAGGCTGCTGCAGAAGCCCGCGCCGAAGAAGAACTCGGTATTCGTAAAGAAGATTTAGAACTTAGGAGAAAACAAGCAGCAGAAGCAAAAGAAACTAATCTTGTTACTACTAATGGCGATCCAATTGTTAAGAAAGAAGGTAAGTTTTTTGTTCAAACAACAGATGATGAAGGTAATGTTCAATTAAATCCATACAGTAAAAAAGCATATGGACCTATAGAAACTAAATCTGATTATGCTAGAGCACAAGCTGCAGCAGGCGGCAGTGCGCAAAGACAAGCAGTGTATGGTCCTGGTGGTATACCGATTGGCTATGATGTTCTAGATAGCAAAGGTAATTTTGTTCGTAGAGAATTATTTAGAGGAGGCGCTGGAACCGCTGCTGGTCCTGAACAACCAACACCTGGAGCAGCCCCTAAAAAAGATAAAAAAGAAAGACCACCAATAGGCGGTGTGTTATTTCCTCCACGGTAATCACAATGGCATTGGCAGACATTATATCCGCAAAAAGAGCAGGATACTCAGACAAAGAAATAGCTGAGTATCTATCTCAACAAGCAGGTGCTGACTATCAAGGAGCTATTGAAGCAGGTTATTCAGATAAGGATATTATTAAATTTTTAAATACCAGAGACTTTGGTATAGGCGAATCTTTTGCTAGAGGTGCTGAACGAGGAGCCACTGGTTTTATTAGAGGAGGCGCAGACCTTCTTCGTAAAGCTGGTATTGATGTGTCAGCTACAGAGCAAACTGGAGTAACACCAGAAGGATATATTGATCCTTTAACTGGTATGCAAGGAACTCCAATATCAGCAGAGACAACAAGCTTAGTAGCTCCTGGTCAGCGTCAATTAACTGATATTGAACGAGAACAAGAGTATAGGGCAATGCTCGAGCAAAGACCAGTAGCCACTCTTGGTGGTTATTTTGCTGGTGCTGTTGCAGGAGATCCTACAAACTTAATTGGCTTTACAGCAAGGACAGCACTTAAAGGCGCTGGTCAGTTAGGAACATTAGGCGCTGTTCAAGGAGCAATGGAGCCTATCTATGAAGAGTTAGATGACTCTAGACTTCGTAACATTGCTTTTGGTGCTGGTGTTGGTGGACTCTTTGGTGCTGGCTTTGGCACTCTTGCTGGACGGTTTGCTCGTAAGGCAGAACAAAATGCAGCTAAAGTAGAAGGCGATACACCAGCCGTAACTAAAACTCGAGAAGAGATTGAAGCTGAGCTTCCTGCGCTAACTCCCTCTGACCAACCAGCAGCATTGCTGTCTAGACTACCAGAAGCTGATCAATCAATTGTAGATAATATTTTATCTCGTTATGAAGATGTTAATATTCTACCGCCAAAAGCTTTTGATGAAGTAGCTACAGCATTAGAGACTACTAACCCACAAGCTGCTGCACTATTTCGTGGTGCTAAAGAATTACCAGAAGCAAAGACTGCTCAAGGACAAGCATCTCTTTTAAAAGGACAACAGCCAGACTTAGAGGCCCAGGCGCAGACAGCGCTTATTAAAGCAGACTTACAAAAAAGAACTAATTTAAATGCTGCTAAAGTAACTGGCGATGATATAGCTGAAGCATCATCAGCTACTAAGTTTGAACGTACTGGTGATATTAGAGACTACCTTACTGACCCAGTCAGAACTGCTCCTTTAAATCCTGAGCAGATAAAAAAGATGTTGTCGCCTGATAATCCTTACAGAGGACAGAATCTTAAAACTGCCTTAGCTACAGATAATAAAATTATTGATGCCTTGTCATCTCTTATTGGTCCCACATTTGGACGGTTTAATAGAGAGAAAGCAGCTAAGACTTGGGCACAAGTAGAAACTAAAGGTGAATCCTTACCGTATGAAGTTGCAGTTAACAGCATGATTAATCGAAAACAAGAAGAAGTCTTTGGTGCTGAGGTTGTATCAGCTATTGCTAAAAACTTAGCCAACGATATTGCATCTCTTGATAGTCTTAAAGATGTAGCTAGACTAGCTAAAGAACAAAACAATGAAGAGTTTTACGCCTATGCTACACAGCAGCTTGCTAAAATCACTGCGTTGTCTTCATCTTTAGATGGAAACCTAAGTAACCTTGGTAGAGCATTAGCATATACAAAACAAGTTAAAAAGATAATTGATCAGGGTGGTACGCTGCCGCCCTACCTTGGAGGCTTTAAGTGCTAAAGAATCAAGATGCCTGTAAACAAGCAGTAGACGCATACTTTGATGCGCTTCGTAATATTGATAATATGAATGTCGATCAAGGCGCTAAAGTAGATATGAAGGCTAAGCTAACTAAGAAGGTTGCTGAAACACCTGCTTGGAGAAATAGAATGTCAGAGTTAGTTATTAACTCTTATATTTCTGCTCTTGGTACACCAGTTGTTAACTTGCTGTCAACAATTGCTAAAGCGCCTTTCTTAATTACAGAACGAGCATTGCTTGGTTTAATGCCTGGAAATAAAGTTAAACTAGGTGAGACTACTGCAATGATGCGTGGCTTCTTTGATGGTATAGCTGACGGAATAGGATTTTTTCAACAAGGCTGGAAAGAAGGGATGCCGTTGGACTCCACTGTTGTAGACACTACTATTGGATTTGGTAGATCAGTTACATCTGGCCCAATTGAAAAAGCTGTTGCTCCTGTAGTGACTGCGCCTACTAAAGCTTCGGTAGCTATTGATGAGTTTTCAAAAGCTATCTTTCGTAGGATGCAACTTAATGCTAAGGCATATCGCATATCTAAATCGTTACCAGAAGATAAACTTGGTGGCTTAACCAGAGATGAAATGTATACCAAACTTCGTACAGTTGATATCTCTGATCCTACAAAAGTAGGTAATGAAAGAGCATGGCAACAAGAACTTAAAAAACTATCACCAGATTTAGTTGATGAACTAATAAACTTTTCTAAGATTCAAACATTCCAACAAGAACTTGGTGAGATTGGGAACATGATGCTTAGAGCAAAGGCTAAGGTTCCAGAGTTAGTGTTTGTTGCTCCATTTATTAAGACACCTATCAACATCCTTAAAGATGCTTTGTCTTATACTCCTGCTAGTTTGTTTATGAAATCTTTTAAAGGACGTAGAGACGAGGCAGCAGCTAGAGTTCTTATTGGTACTGGTTTAGGACTGATGGCAGGTAAGGCTGTTATTGATCAAAATTTAACAGGCAGTTATCCAAAAGACCCAGGCCGTAGAGAAGCTATGATAGCTGCTAAAATACCTGAATACTCTGTTAAGATTGGAGACACTTGGTACTCTTATGCTCGTATTGAGCCGCTTGCTACTGTGTTAGGTATTGTAGCTGATGCTGCTGAGACTGGTATTGATTACCTTAAAACACCAGATAAGGATAGGAAAACTGAGAAGGTTGCAGTTGATGCTGTCCTAGCTATTACAAAGAATCTTACATCTAAAACATTCTTAGAAGGTATTACTGGATTACTACAAGCAGTGCATGATCCAGAGAGATATGGTGGTTCTTATATTAATAGCTTTGCTGGCTTATTAGTGCCAGGAGTTGTAGCTCAGTTTGCTCGAGGTACTGACCCAGTTCAGCGTGAGATAACAACATTTGATACTGCATTAGCTAATAGGATTCCTGGGCTACGCACAGACCTGCCAGTTAAGTATGATATCTTAGGTCAGCCTAAAGAGAATCTTGGTTATGGCGTTAGTGGTACACTAGGTATTGCTACTAAAGCAGCTACTCAAACTCCATTACAAAAAGTAATTGAAGATGTAGGCTTTACTTATACTAAGCCAGAGAAAAAGATTCAAGGAGTAGAGCTAGATGAAACTACTTATGAAAAATATTCTAAGTTATCTGGTGATATGATTCGTCAAGAACTAGAACAAGTCATTGCTGATCCTACATTTAACCAATATACTAAAGCTCAAAAGAATTTTATTATGAAACGAGTAGCAGAGCGTATGCGTACTGCAGCAACTAATATTATCTTTGGTGAAAAGATGGACACAGACCCAGACTTTAGTAATGAGTTTGTACGTCAGCGTTTAAAAAGACGCGGTGAAGTTCCTGAAGAAGAATAATAGTGAGTGATCCAGCCGCAACTGCCAGAGCCGCGCTATCTGGTATTAAAGAAGCTGTACAGATTGGCAGAGAGATTAAGGAAACTGCCAACGAAGTCAATACCTTCCTAGACGAAGAAGCCAAAGCCAGACTAGCCTGGAAACGCAAACAGCAACAGATTGAACGCCGTGGTGACATGATGTTCATGACTGCTTTTGATGAATATAAAATTATCAGACAGATTAGAGAAGCAGAGCAAGAGATGTATAAACAGATTGAATTAGAGTATGGCAAGCCTGCTGTCTCTGAGGTCAAGTCTCTTATTGCTCAGATGCGTAAGCAGCACAGAGAATTAACTGATGACTTCTATCGTAAGCGTATGGAAACAAGACGAGAAGTATTCTGGATACTGGTTACCTCTGGTCTTGTGTATGGTTTATTTAAATTTATGGGGCTAATGTAATGATTACACTTCTGTCTACTCTTATATCCTTCCTAATGGGTGGTCTACCCAAATTCCTAGACTTCTTCCAAGATAGGTCAGACAAGAAGCATGAGCTTGAGATGGCTCGTATGCAGACTGAGCGTGAGCTACAGATGGCAGAGCGTGGCTTTCTAGCACAGGCTAGAGTAGAAGAGATACGCACAGACCAAGTAGCAATGCAGACAGCAGTGCAAGAACGGCAAGCCCTGTATGCACACGACATCGAGATTGGTAAAGGCGCATCGCAGTGGGTTATTAATCTTCGTGCGTCAGTGCGTCCTATCATTACCTACGGTATGTTTACTATGCTACTCTTTGTAAACATCTTTGGTTTCTTCTACGCATGGAAGACTGGTGTGCCTTTTGATATGGCTATGTCAATCCTCTGGGATGAGGACAGCGCCATCATCTTCTCAAGCGTGATTGCCTTCTGGTTTGGTACTCAGAGCTTTAAGAAATGAAAGTATCAAAAGAATGCATCGACATGATAAAGCATCATGAAGGCGTTAGGACTCGCCCTTATCGTTGTCCTGCACTTCTATGGACTGTTGGTGTTGGTCATGTCATTGATCCCACACATATTGGAGTAAAACTAGATGAGCGAAAGAACCTACCAATCCCACCAGGATGGGACAGAACCCTTTCAATGGCAGAAGTGGACGAAATCCTATCCAATGATTTGGCTACGTTCGAGCGAGGCGTATTACGATTGTGTCCTACTGGTCTTACTCAGTCTCGCTTTGACAGCCTCGTTTCCTTCTCTTTCAATGTTGGTCTCGGCAATCTCCAACGCTCCACAATAAGGATGAAGCACAACCGTGGAGACTATGAAGGTGCAGCAGAAGCCTTCATGGCTTGGACCAAAGCAGGCGGCAAAGAGCTACCTGGATTGGTCAAGCGCAGGAAAGACGAGATGGCTTTGTACCTAACCCCATCCAAATAATACACGAACAAAGAAGAAATCTACTACTATAAAGTTTGTTCCTTCCTCTGGGTCTTGGACATACTCAAACCCTAACATCATACCAGCAATTAAACTTAATTCGATTGTCATATTTCGCAATGCCCCGCTACACAGGCTAAGGTCTGTGCTCCTTCAACATTATCATCTTCTTCCTTAAGATTATCCCATGCAATATCGCTAGGCATCTTAGCAAGAAGTTCCTCGTACTGCTCTTTGCTGCACTCCTCATAAGGTGCTTGACGATAAGTGCCTCCATCCCAAGGCAGGAACGATATACCAGAGATTTCATCGAAGTTCCTCCATACCCACGCTCCTACATCCATCCACTCATCTTCCTTAACAGAGATAGTGACAGAAGGCTTGTGCTCACACCAGTGTCGCTGATACATTAGCCACAGATCTAGATGCTGCAAAGCAGTCAAGTGCTCACGAGTCCTAGCATTATCTGGTGCTTTCACTGGGAAAGAAAACACAGCAGTGCTGTCAGGACGCATTACACAGTCCTCAGTAGGAATACCTGCTTCTGTCAAAAACTTAGTCAGCGGGTCTTTCTTGTCGCCACGAACACGCCGAATATAATAGTCACTATGTCGAGTATGAATACCAGAGGCAGAATTAACAAGTTGAGACACAGTGCCAGAAGGTTTAACACAAGTAATAGCAGCAGACACAGGGATTCCCAGAGTTGCTGCAGTGTTTGCGTTGGTGCTAACGGCAACTTCGCGTAACTGTTCAAGAGCTTTCGCAGTGCTGTCACTTACTTCTCCCATCCATTTATTATCAAGAATACCAGTGAAGGACACACCAAGCAGTCGCTCCTCTTCTGTGTTCTTATTCCAAATCTTACGCAGATATGGAAAGTGCGTCAGCGTAGACTGGAATGTACCCAGGATAGTAGCTATTCGAACTTTTCTAGATAGTGATTCAACGGTGTCTTCTGCCCGTACAACGACTTCTGTAAGGTTACAGAATTGGTATGGTCGTAGTATGATTTCTGAACAGGGGTTAGTACCGAAGTCAAAATCTCCATTGCGCCTCCCGTTTTTCTTAGCCTGACTT